AATTATATTAAAAAATATAAGGGTCAAGGGCGATAATGTTAAAAACACAATCAATAAATTTCTTGAAAATAAAAAAAAATTCGTCGAACTTTGGCGGGTAAGTGGTTTATTAATGTTTAATTTTAAAATAAAAAATGTAATGGAAGAAGATTTAACGATAAGAAAATTAGCTGAAAAAATTGCAAAAGATTTTCAATTAAGTGTTCGTGAACGAACCGATGCAATTTTGGAACTTGATTCCATAAGTATGACGAACCTTGGAATCGATTCAAAATCGAGTGAAAAAAAGAAGGTTAAATCTGATTCAAAATATCTTTACAAATTAATTTCCCGTTTTAATGAAAAAGATGGAAATTTATTATTAAAGGCACTTGATCAATAAGATTCAAAAAACAATGCCGAAGACTGCAAAGAAGCCGACACGATCAAAAATCGTTAAAAAACTTGATGTTATATTTAGTCAATATATAAGACTTAAATATGCTGACAAGCGTGGAATGGTAAAATGTTTCACTTGCGATAAGGTTGGTCATTGGAAGAATGGGGGTATTCAAAACGGACACTTCCGTTCAAGACGTTTTTACGCAACGCGTTGGTCGGAAGATAATTGTCGACCCCAATGTGTCCGATGCAATATGTTCGATTCCGGACGGGCATACGAATTTGGTTTAAAACTCGGTGAAGAACTTGCGCAAAAAATATATTTAGAATCACAACAAATTGTTAAATTTACAACAGATGAATTAATCGAAAAGATTAATCATTATTCGTCTGAAGTTAAACGGATGACGTAATTGTGTTTTTTTGTTCATACTGAAAGGGGATGTTTTTTTAAGCATCCCTTTTTTTATTAAAAAAAATTTTATAACTTAGTAAAAAATATATTTATTATGAACGAAATTAATGTACACACAATGACACGTTCCGAACTTATCGGAATCCTTCTTGAAAAACTTCACGAAAACGAATCACTTAAAAATCAGATCAGATGAACGAAACACAACTTCAAATTATTCGACAATCAAGTGCAAAGACGGCATTTGATTTTATCAAAGGAAATCAAAACCTTACTTCCAACGACGGACTTACATTGGCAAAAAGAATTGAACAATATGTCATCACGGGGAAGTAAAATCGGAAACATTTATTTTAAATTTAATTATCTTAATTATCATGTCAAATTCAGTAAAAGGAACAATCAAACAGATCGGTCAAGAATCGACTTATGGGAAGACGCGCAAGAAATCATTAATCTTGACGACAGAAGATCAATATCCACAAATTTTAAATATTGAATTTGTAAACGACAAAATTAATTTGTTGGACGGATATGATCAAGGCGAGAAAGTTGAAATCGCAATCAACATACGTGGACGCGAATGGACAAGTCCAAAAAACGAAGTCAAGATTTTGATGTCATTAAGCGGTTGGAAAATCGACCGCACCGTTGCATTAACTAACGCAGTACAAAACCAAGATCGCAAAGAAGCAAACGTTGATTTGCCATTTTAATATCAAGGGGGACATTGTCCCCTTTTTTTTATGATCATAGACAAAAACACAATAAAAGACGAAATCCTTGCCATTAAGAACGGAAGCGTTGTGCAAGGTTTAAGAATTGGAGTTCCGGAAATTGACGAACATTTTCGTCTTAAACTTGGTGGTTCCTTGGATGTTTACGCCGGTCATGCCGGAGTGGGCAAGACGACATTTTGTGTTTATTTGATGACGTTGTTTGCTGAAAAATATGATTTAAAATTTGCCATTTGGTCTTCGGAAAATACTGCGGGATCAATTGCGCAAAAGATTATTGAATATAAGATACAGAAACCAATCGACACATCAAGTGAAGACGAAATCGAACAAGCAATTGAATGGACGTACGAACATTTCAAAATTATCAAGGTTGAAGAACTTTGTACTTACAAGGATGTTCTTGAACAAATTCTTGGGATTCATAACGCGTTACCAATGGCCGCGGCATTCATAGACCCATATAATTCACTTGCGAAACCAAAAGAAGAAATGAAGGCATACGGCGCACACGAACTTGATTATATGATTGCAAGTGAAATGCGATTGTTTGCCGAAAAACACAAGATCACACTTATGGTTTCAATGCACGGTGTGACGGAATCTAGTCGGAAGGTGCATCCAATCACACATCCCATGGCCGGATTTCCGATGCCGTTGTCGTATTCTCAAGTTGAAGGTGGTGTGAAGTGGGCAAACAGATGTTCGTCATTCAACACAATACATCGATATTTTCAATCAAAAGAATATTGGAATATCATGGAACTTCATGTGCTGAAGGTCAAAGAATATTCAACTGGCGGACGTCCGACAAGTTTGGACAACCCAATCCGTCTGAAGATGCTTCCGAATAATATTGGATATGAATTCGGTGGCGTGAATTTAATGGGTGAACAGAAAACACAAAAAACAGTTTTATTTTGATTTATTCCTTAATCGTAATTTTTGCAATCGTTTTGATTGTCGGTCACATTAAAAAGGCTGAAATTCAAATGGCACCCGTTTTCGGGATTATGGTTGGAATATTATATTCCTTCAACGATTATGAAGAAGGTAAAGAACATTGGTTGCAATGTTGTGTTTTTTTTGTTTCAATCACCGTAATATGGACAGATCCGCCGACTGGCTTGAATTAGTAGCAAAAGACCATGATAAATGGATTAAATTGGTTGAATCCTTCGGCGAACGTCAATATCAAGATGACATCGTCCAAGAAGCATATTTGGCCCTTTATAAGTACACGACACCGGAAAAGATTATCCATGACGGCAAAATATCTGAAGGATATATGTATTTCACCCTTAAAACGATCACATATCAGTTTTACAACGCGAAAAACAAAATCCATAAGATTTCCCTTGATGACGAAGAAAACATCCTTGAATTGGTCGCTGAAGACACAATTGAAGAACAAGAAGCGTTCCATCAAATTTGTCAGCTTATTGACAAGGAAATGGAATCATGGTCGTGGTATAATCGTAAACTCACGGAGTTGTATCGTGACACCGATATGTCAATCCGCAAGATTGCGGCGGCAACAAACATAAGTTTTGTAAGTATATTCAACACCCTTAAAAATTGTAAAAATGAAATCAAAGACAAAATCCACGAAGACTGGGAAGACTACCAAAACGGCGACTTCTCAAGAATTCGAAAAATTTAAAAAAAACCACGAAGAAGGATCAACCGGACTTGGCGACACCGTGGAAAAAATCACCCGGAAGACGGGAGTGAGGAAGGTAGTCAAAAAGATATTTGACAAACTTGGAACCGATTGCGGATGCGACGATCGTAAAAAATTACTCAATCAAGTCTTCCGATATGAAAAACCGGAATGCTTCAATGAAGAAGATTTCAATGTGGTCAAGAATGCAATTGAATCGAAGCAAAATAAATTCAGTCCACAAGAACAAGAAAATTTTGTCGATATTTACACACGGGTGTTTCCTAATTTAAGACGTCCGGAATGTACGCCTTGCAGTTTTAAAAACGAGGTTTACAATCGACTGGTGAAAGTTTACAACACATATAAATAAGAACATGAACAAAAAAATGCAAAACCTTAAAGAAATGGAATATTACGGAAATTTTAATTTAGTGGGCGAAGTCCTTCTTAAATTGAAAAAGAAATATCCCAAAAACGAAACATTAAGTGATGCCGTTTCGGCCATGACACAAATTGGATTCTTTGTCACAGAAATGATGCAAAACCAATATTATTACGAAAAATCACTTGAATCGTACCGTGCGGACAAAAATCGTGCAATTGAACGCGCACGACGTGTTGAAAAGGAAATTGAAGAACTTGAAAAGAAATGGAAAATTTAATCCTTGGATATATTGTTTTTCGATTTATTGAGTATTTAATAAGATTAAAATGAGCGACACAATAAAAAAGTGGCACGAAATGAATGAAGAATGGATCGAACCACGATACGTTCCAAAAGAAGACAAGATTGTGACCAACATCATAAATAAATTCAAGGCAAGAAGTCATGAAGGAATTAAGGAATACGGAACAACCTTGTACGAAAATCCGGATGGTTTTTACAAATGGATTGAAGAAGCGCAGTCCGAAGCGATGGACTTTATTTTATATTTAGAAAAAATTAAAAATTTAAACAAATGATGAA